TACCGATGGCGAATCAGTATAAAGGCGAAATTAAAGGTAAGTTGGGAGATAAAGAAAGAACTTTCCGACTTACCTTTGAATCAATAGTCAGTATTGAAAATAGAACTGGCAAATCAATATTAGATATTACTAATAGCATGGGAAACAATAACTACTCTATGAGAGATATTGTTATTGTAATGCATGAAGCATTAAAAGGTGCAGGTGGAAGTTTTACACAACCAGCTGTTGGCGATATGGTTATGAAAACAGGACTGATGAAAGTAGCAATACTTTGTTCAGAAATTTTAATGACTATATTTGTAGGAGATAAGAAAGACGAAGATTCCCCTTTAGTACAGGGGGAGAAAGAGCCGAAAGATACCCAATCCAGCAATACCTAGAAATAGGTCTAGGTGTTCTTAAATTCTCCCCTAAAGTATTTTGGGATTTATCAGTAGTAGAATTTTTATCTGCTGTTGCAGGTTATAAACTATCTATCGGCAAAAAAAATAATGAACCAACACAAAGACAAGAAATGGAGGAACTAATGAGAAAGTTCCCAGATTAATATTATGGCATCAAATTTAGCAACAATCAGAGTAGAACTTATAGCTAACGCACAAAAGTTTAAATCTAATATTGAAAAAAGCTCTACTGCTTTAAAAAAGTTAGATAAATCTACAAAAAAAACTGGAACAGGAAGTAAAAATCTACAAGAAAAGATAAGAAATCTTTCAGGTTCTATTGCGGCAGTACAAGGTCCACTTGGTCCAGTTGCTGGTAGGTTAAATTCTATCGGTGCTATACTGGGTAGAGTTAATTTAGCAACTGTTGCTATAACTGGTGCATTTGTTGCGGCAGGAGTTGTTATAACTAAATTTGCAAAAGCTGGTGCACTCGCAGAAAGACAAACAAAAAGATTAAATGCACTTATAAAAGCAACTGGTGGTGCGGCAAGACTAACTGGTATTGAAATTGAAGAAATGGCAGTTGCTATCGGTAGAGGAACTTTAGCAAGTGTTCAAGGTGCAAGAGATGCGGCAGGTGTTTTATTAACTTTTAAATCTATTAGTGGAGAAACTTTTGAACAAGCATTAAGACTTACACAAGATTTAGCAGAAGTTGGCTTCGGTACTATGAAAACTGCGGCACTTCAATTAGGAAAAGCATTAGAAGAACCAGAAATTGGTATGTCAGCTTTGCGTAGAGTTGGTGTTTCTTTTACTGAACAACAAAAGGAACAAATTAAAGTTTTATCTATGACTGGTCAACAGGCTAAAGCACAAGCTATGATGCTAGGAATTTTAGAGAATCAAGTAGGTGGTGCTGGTGGAGAGGGTGCAGGAGGTTTAGCAGGTGCTTTTGATACTTTAGGAGAAAACATCACTTTATTTTTTGAAAAAAGTTCTGCTGGTTCATTTATAGTTTCTGAATTAACAGGTGCATTAAATGCTTTAGCAAACGCAATAGCATTTTTTATACCAGAACCTGTAAAATTAGAAGATAATTTAGAGGGTCTTAATAAACAACTTGAAGATAGTAAATTACAATTAGAACTTTTAGAAGAACAACAAAATACCACTTTACTCAATACACTTAAATATGCAAAAAATAATCTCCTTTTAGGATCAAGTATAAGATTTATACTTCATCAAGGCGAAAAAGAAATTGAATTAGAAAAAGCTAAAATAAAAGCAATAGAAGAAGCTATTAAATTAAAAAGTAAAGAAACAGAAACTGTTGATAAATCAGCTATCCTTACAAAAAAACATTTAGATAAAAGAACTAGACAATTAAAAGATGAATTAAATTTAAGTTCAGCGATAAGCGATAAACAAAAATTTATTCTACAAGAAGAAACTAAATTAAGAGATGCTTTAATTTCAAAATTAGGCGATTCAGCTGAAGCTATGGAAAGAATAAATGCAATCCTTGAAATACAAAGAGGACATTTTGAACATCAAGCAGATGTAATGGTAGATTTTAGAGAAGAATTAAAACAAGTTGATACCATCGCAAAAGGTGTTGCAGATGAAGTAAGTAAAGTTGGCGATACTATTGTTGATGCTTTTTTAAGAGGTAAAGCAGGTGCATTAGATTTTAAAAATATTTTAAGAGAATTAATTATAAGTATTCAAAAAACAATAATACAAACTTTAATTTTAGATCAAGTTAATAAATTTGTTAAAAATACTATTAAAGGTATATTTAATCCAGTAAATCCAGTCACATCAGATCCGTCAATGGCAGGAATAGATATTGGAGGAAGTCATGCTTCTGGTGGAACTGTACAAACTAATAAACCATCTTTAGTTGGAGAAAGAGGTCCAGAGTTATTTGTTCCACACACAGCAGGAACTATTAAAAATAATTCTGATACGAAACAAATGGTAGGAGGTGGTGGAGGAGTTAATATTACACAAAATTTAAACTTTGCAGTAGGAGTCACTAACACTGTAAGAGCAGAAGTTATGAATATGCTTCCTGCGATACAACAATCAACAGTCAACGCAGTTGCTGAAGCAAAGCAACGAGGCGGAAAATTTAGCAAAGCATTCGGTAGTTAATCATGGCAGTATTTACACCATCATATCCCTTAACTTTACCAACAGCCACAGGGATTAAAACACAAAACTGGAAACTTGAAAGAGTAGTAGCAGTCACTGAATCTCCTTTCACTAATCAACAACAAGTATTTGAACACGATGGTGCACAATGGTCAGCAACTATGACCTTACCACCTATGAAAAAAGATAATGCTTCAGTTTGGTTAGCTTTCTTTTTATCATTAAGAGGTAGAAGAGGAACTTTTAAATTAGGAGATCAAGATAAAAAAACTATACAAGGAACAGCAACAGGAACTATTTTAGTCAATGGTGCTAGTCAAACTGGTAATCAAGTTGCTTTAGATGGTTTTGCTAATAGTACAAATAATGTTTTTAAAGCAGGAGATTATATACAAATTAATTCATATCTTTATATGGTTATTGAAGATGTTAATAGTAATGGTTCAGGAGAAGCAAATGTTAAAATTGAACCAGCATTAAGATCAGGAATAGAACCAATTAATGATAACGCAACAGTAATTTATACAAACACAACAACTTTAATGAGATTAGATAACAACGAGTTTCAATGGGATACAGATCAAGTAAGTAATTATGGCATATCTTTTTCTTGTAGTGAGGCTTTATAATGGAGGTAATAATGAATTATTATTTTACAGGGATTTTAATTATTATGATGACTTTGTTAGCATTATGCGGAGGTCCAGTTGCCTAGACCATTTAGAAAAATTATAGTAAAATTACGAATGCTATATTGTGATATAAGAGGACATCATGGTAAGAAATGGAACTATGAACCTGGAGATTATTATATGGGTATGAATAAAAGGAAAAGGAAATGAAAGTAAGTGAGAATACAAATATACAACTCCCATTAAGGAATTTAATTTCAATTATTGCGGCAGTTGCATTAGGTGTGTGGGCATACTTCGGTGTCATTGAAAGATTAAATACCATAGAAACAAATGGTAAGTTGATGATAGCAGATGTTGAAAAGAATACAGAATTTAGAATTAAGTGGCCGAGAGGAGAGATGGGTTCACTTCCTGCTGATAGTGAACAGTTTTTATTAATTGAAGATATGATTGTTGATATAGAAAAACTTACAACAAGAGTTGATGATATGATGAATAACAAAGTTAATATTGAAAGATTAATAAAAGATGTAGATAAACTTGCAGAACAAATGGAAATATTAAAAGATAAGGTAAGAAGAAATGGAAAGGATTACTAGACAAATTTTAAAATTTATAAAAGATAATAAAAAAAATAAAAGAATAAATTTATTAAATAAAAATAAAAAAGAAGTAAATATTAATAACTTCGGAACACATAAATATATGATTAAAGAAGGAATTAATAAAGGCAAGGTATTATGATAGAAGTTGTTGTAGCATTAATTTTAAGTTTAAATGGTTCAATTATAGAACATGTTTATAAAGATAAAATGTCAGATTGTTTGCGTTCAAAAAGAATGGCAGAAAGAGAAGTTAATCCAGAAAGAGTTGTCTTTAGTTGTAAAAAAGTAAAAGCTGAAACAGAAATTTATATGGGTGAAAAAAAAATATTAAAATTATTAGATAAGTAATGGCAAGAGATATAACAACAGCTTTTAAAAATGCTATTGAGGGTTCAGTAGTAAGACCAATTATTGGTGTTGAGTTAGAATTTAGTGATGGAACATTAAGGTTTTGGAATGGTTATGGAAATTTAACTATGACTGCTGGTGGTTCATCAAAAACTTTTACTGGTGCTGGAGATTTATTAGGTGTAAGTGAAATTGAAGAATCATCAACTTTATCAATGAGTGGTGTGACTTTAACTTTAGCTGGTATTAAATCTAGTATCATAGCAACTGCTTTAGGTGCAAATTATACTAATAGAAAAGGTGCAATATATCTAGGTTTATATGATACATCAAGCAATGTTATAGCAGATGTTTATACTTTATTTAAAGGCAACATGGATGTTATGAATATTCAAGAGGGTGCTGAAACTTGTATAATTACTTTAAAATTAGAAAGTAGGTTAATCACTTTTGAAAAAGCATCAAATAGAATGTACACTTTAGAGGATCAGAAAGTTGATTTCCCTAATGATATTGGTTTTGAATTTATTCCTGATTTACAAGATAAAGAAATTACATGGGGAAAGAAAACCAATTAATGCGAGTTGAAGATTGGAACTCTAAATTAGAACAAGTAATCATAAATCTTAAAAATAAAAAAAAATTTAAACATGGTTTAAATGATTGTGTCACATTTACTATTGATTGTATTGAATCTATAACTGGTAAAAAAGTTTTTAATAAAAAATATAAAAATATAAAAGAAGCAAAAAAAATAATAAAAAGTTTAAAAAGTAAAGATTTATTAGATATTGCTTTAAAAATAGCAAAAGAAAATAATTTTAAAACTATTGACATTGATAAAGCACAAAAAGGCGATGTTTTATATTATGTTGATACAAGAGATTTAGAT